AGTACCAAAAAGCGCCACCACGAAAAGGCAAACGCTCTCCCTTATTTCTCATATAGATATAATCTCCATGATTTGCTTTTGTTCCATCAGGATAAATTGCTAATGCCTTTAAGATTTCTGGCGGAGTGATACTTCCGTCTGCTGTCATATCTTCAAATTGTCCTGCTGCATATGGATCATCAGTAGTTTGTTGATGTGCTAGAGCAGTTACTAATTTAGGAACTCCTTTTCCTGTATTTACAGTGCCTGGATCTACTGTATAGTCAAGCTTTAATGTATTAGCAGATTTTGGAGCAACTAAGTTTCCACTCTTATCAATCGCTTTCCAATGGCTAGAATTTACACTCATATCTGCATCACATGCTGCATTATTATCAGCAATAACTTGGATTTCGCCATCAACTAATCGAAGTCCTCCAACCCATTCCCATACATTTCCATTCAAATCAAAGATACCTGAATTACTTCCATCATGTGCCCATGTGACTGGGCCTGAACCTGTTCCAACTCTACCTGTTTTTCCATCATATTTATAAGTTTCAACGCCTTTTTCATGCGGATATGATGCATCGCTTCCGTAATTGTTGTTGCCTCTTGGGAAGTATCCGTTCTTTTTACACCACAAAGCAATCGCAGCCCATTCCGCATTTGTCATTAAATGCCATCCTTTACCTTTGTTTTCGCAAGCTTTTCTTGCTGTATCAAAATCAACATAAACTTTTGGATCTTGCATCGGTAAAGAGTATGCTCGATCATTCACTACGATATTTTGGTACTTGCTAATAAAAATCTCATCTTTTTCTACACCATTGACAATAAAAGCTGGATGGACGGAATTAGAACCACCTTGAATTACATCTGAAATTTTAAATTTAGGAATTCTTACCATGATTGACGGATTTCCTAAATCATCAAATAAGACTGTATTTTTTCCACCAGTTGCTGCTTCAACTGCTAACTTGATCGCATCAAAATTTGTTTCCATTATTCTTCAACCCCCCATAATGTAATGTCTACATTTTTAATATCAAAAGGAACTGCTACCTTGTTGTATTTTGTGTGGCCTTCTTCATCCACACCATCTTCTACAAATTGGTATTTTCTAGCTAAAATATCAATTTGAGCCACATAATTATTAGCTAGTCCCATGCGCAAACATCCAAATTCATCCATGCAAATGTCGATATGCATTGGATCATCACGTTCATACTTGGCTAGATTCAACATTAATTCATCATTGAAAATGATTTTATTTCCAATAATTTCATAGTCAATCTTTGTTCCTTCGTTCTTATTGATTATCTTTACACCATTCATTAATATCGTCCTCCTGTTACTTTATATTTTAATTTCACATTTTTTGCACTGCCTTTAAACGCCAATTTAAATCCATTTAACTGCTTGTCAAAAACTTCAATTGTTTCAATATTCCCGTCCGTTTCCGACACTTCGATTTGAACAACATAATCAAGATTTGACCTTTTTTCTTTAATTGGGACTGTTATCGAACCAGATGAAAATGGATATTTATTTGTATTTTTGATAGTTACTACACCAAATTCACCATGATTTTCTGCAGCTGCTCTTTGTAGCTGAAGCGTTTCTTGTTGCAAAAACAGAGCAAGAATCTGATTTGCAAGAATCCCTTCTTCCATGTTGTTATAGTTCTTAGCATTTCTCGGTGTTCCTTGTTGAATTACATCACCTTCTGCACGAACTATATCTGCAGTTCCATCTTTATTGTTTGTAATTCGTCTACGCATCGGATATTGCGTAACGTGATCGAGCCATTTTGTTGCTTTATACAATAATCCCATACTAGTTTACCTCCATAAAATTAATCGTTATCTTTACAATAATTCCTTCATTCAAAGGATTGAATTTAATGTTTTCAGCCTTTTTATAAAATAGATCTCCTGATGTGTCATATAAGGCGATTTCAGATACAATTACTTCTTGACTGATTGATGGGTTAAGTTGTAAATGCAATACCAACTCCGATTCTTTCTCTTCAATACTGTTAATCGTTGCCTCATAATAGGTGTTTTGGATTTTATACTTTGCTGAAACAATTTCTCTATGTGCATGAGATACCAAACCTTTAAATGCCTTCGTACTAAATGGCATATCCATACCTCCTAATCTTCGCCACAATAATCGTTATCCTCTTGGGCAAATAAAAGCGGTGTGGCGTAGTTTTCTATATCCACGTTTATTTGTCCGTTCTCTTCATTACCAACGCCCAGCGTTGAAATATGAGGGATTATCCCCGCTTCAAAAGATGTAAAGTCATAATCATATCCATGTGTTTCATGTACCGCGTTAACTTTAATATCTCCATCCTCTACACTTCCTAAAGTAGAAATTATTGGATATTGACCTGTATACACATAAGGGAATGAATGACTTTCATTTCTTGCTTTAATTTGTATTCCTGGTTTTTCTATCTTTCCTATATAGCTTAGTTCAGGTGTTTCTCCACAATAATCAAAATCATTGCCAAGACCACCACATACATCATGAGCTACTTTGTAAATGGTTGAACTGACTTTAATTCCAATTGTCCATTTCCAGCACATCATAACTGTAAAAGCAAGATGTGCTGGTTTAATAATTTCCACCGCTGCTTTGATATCTTCGATATTGATTAATTGGTCGTTATCTCTTAAGACATCAATCATAAAAGCATACTTACCGTAGTATTCTTCTATTTCCGTATCGCATCCAGTAATAGATGAAACAACCGTTTTGATGGCATCTACAGTTGAATTTGTTCTTGTATTTAGCTTTGCAAGAATTCTTCCTATTCTTTCTGAATCGGTAAGAGCAGGACTGACATTCAATCCGAACATTTTCTCATATCTTGAAAGGTAGATACTGGCTGTACTGATCGAAGTTTGATTCCGCATCAATTCAATATAGTCAAAGAACTCATCCAGGCCTTTTTGTTCGGCATATAGAAGTTCCTTCATTTCAGGAATATCAAGTATAAATTGAGGAAGATAGTTAACTGAATCAATTCTCATGAAGCGTTATCTCCGATAGAGAAAAGAATTCTGCAGCTTCTGCCATGATGGATTGTTTACCACCGTTAACCGTATAGTCTAATACATCTGAAACTCCTTCAACGTTAAATATCAAGTCGCTTATCTTGAAGTAAGATAATACCTTGCTTTCTTCCTCGTAAGCAATTCCTGTTAGATATTCACGAATAATACGATTGGCTTCTGTTTGCACATCAGTAAGCCTATAACCAGCTGAAACTTTAATTGTGCAATCAACAACAATTTCTTTTGCTTCCGCTTTTGAAACTGTTACTTTAGCACCTATTGGTCTTTGTGTTTCAATGTAGTCAGCAACATTTTTTATCACTGTATCATCAGGTGCAGTTCCGTCCGAAGATAAAATTACGACCTTAACAGTCCCAGCTCCATTCCATAAAGGAATACATCGAGCGTTGCCAACACCCGAAACCTGCTTTGCCCAATATATATAAGAATTGGCATTTCCTGAAGCAATCGGCATTTGTATCTTTTCGTAAATCCTTTTTCGGTAAGAATCATCCGTTTCTTCTTCAGTTCCGCCTTCAAAAGGTTCTTCGTTGGTTACTTTTACACCATCAATTCCTTCAGTGGCCCTAATTCCAGTAATCGCGCCTGCTAGAACGTTTCCAGTAATTCCGAGTTCTGTACATGTTGCTCTCACACTAGTCGTTCCTGAAGAAGAGATGATCGCTTCAAAATCAGTTGTAAACGTGCAGGTGTCTGCCAAAAGGGTCGTTCCTTTTGGAATGATTGTTCCTTGTGCTCCAGTGAATTTAACATAACCACTAGAAGCAGTTGCTGGATTTCTTGCCAATCCATAATCTAATCCTTTTCTATCTAAAAATTCATATTCTGCTGTGTCTAGCATTGTCATATCAATAAAATCAATAATTCGCATATTGATAGCTCTTGCCATTTCCTGTGCTACTGCCTGTATGCTATCCATAGCGAATGAACCTTCGATTTTTGATGCTGGATTATTCAAGTATGATCTAATACGACTTTTGATTTCTTCAGCAGTGTATTCGCCATTACTCATAGCATCTATCACTTCTTGATAATTCCTTTTCATTATCCAACACCTTCTTTCATTATCTGTTCATAACGCATTTGCCCATATATAGAAATTACAGTAAATCGAATCAATACTTCCGAGCCTTTGACTTCAAATTCAAAACCATTCAATTCTTGAATATAAGAGTTATACATTAATGCTTCTGTAATATATCTCTTCAGTTCAAGAAGCATGACTTCTTGGTCTATTGCTTGAGAAATCATAGAAAACATCTCATTTCCATAATCTTCCGTATAAGCAAGATGCTGATAGCGTGGAGTCATCAATGCCTTGTATATCCAAACTTTCAAAGCCTCATTTCGATATACATAATAGTTTTGTCCTGCACTGTTTGTTAGAAGGCAGTTATTCTTGAAATCAAACGCATACTCGCATAATTCTTCTAATTTATCACTCTCAATAACATCTTCGTACTTGCTTGTATCAATAAAAGGAAAGATTGAATTGTTCATGCAACCTTCGTAACTCTTTCCAATACATAAAAGGAAACACCATCTAAAAGAACGATAACAGTATCACCAGCATTTAATAGGTCAGCTTTAAACATCTTTCTTGTAAAGCTAAGTAAACTGCTAGGAACATAATTGTGATTCATATCCCAAGTAATATTGGAATCTATTGCTTTTGATGATGTTTTTAAAAATGAATTATTGACATAAATATGTTCAGTAATTATTTGATCATACAGTTTTAGCTTGAACGGACTAGTACTGACTACTTTAGCAACATATAGATTGTTGCTATTTTGACATTTACTCTTTAGTGTGTTCACTAAATTCACTATTTTTCTATCTGTTTTTTTCATAGGTGCTCCTTTCTAGGATGTAGGAAGTTCCTTTTCATCCATCATATTTTCAAATGCTAATGTGAGTGACATTTCGTGTTTCCCATTCATAAATGTATGAGAATCGCTTTCAATATAAAAAAGACCATATAGCCCAGATTTACTTTCTTGTACCGCCACTGAATATCCTGATATCGCACGAACATCCCCTAAAGCTAGAGTAGAACCATTTTTATCAATTCCATGCATGAGAGCTTTTGCCTCAACGTTGGAATCTTTTCCATCTTGTGTTTTATAAACTTTTTGAATTGTTCCATACTTATTCATAGAGTCAATATCTTCTAATGTTCTGATGGCATTTCCTTCTTTATCGGTAATCACCACTTTATTGACTACATTTTCAGAAGTCACTGAATAAGTGCTATCTTCAAGATTGTAAGTACCTTCTAAAACAACATTTGAATACTGACCTTTTTGAATGATATTCAATTTGTTTATATCTTTCATGATAGGGATATAAACATTTCCAGTCTGATAGCCTGCTTGCGTATAAGCAATCATTATCGCTTCATAAGCTGTTTTACCAAGACAAGGATAATAAACCTTAACGTTTGTTGAAGCTAAACTTCCGACTGGAATGTTGAGATCGTTGCAAATAGATCTTGTAATTGCTTCAGGAGTTGAATTGAATATCTTAGATATTTCTGATTTGTTTACATAGAACAGTAAATCGTACGCTAGAAAAGTAAAACTTTTATCTGCTGCTTTTTTATCTTTTTTATGAATGACTCCACCAAAGATGGCTTTTCCTGTATCGTCTTTAAAGATGATGTCATCTCCTTCGTTGATAGAAACTGCTGGCATCAACTTATCTATGTCGTTTTGATAAATTACAAAATTGAGCTTTCTAGATACTTCTTTCGTATCGCCTGACCATGTTATCTCCCTAACAAGCTCAATGATATCTTTTCCACCTGTTAATAATTGCATTATGGAATCGTTATGCTCGTACCTGGAAAAATCCAGTGTCCGTTTTGCGAGCTTCTAAACCCTCGGCTTCGGGCTACAGACTCTATAGTTCCTTTGTTAGCGTTATATATCTTTGAATATTGAGCGCCATTACCATAGTATCTTGTAGCAATCGCCCATAAAGTATCACCACTTTTGATCGTGTATGATCTTCCTGCAGATGCACCGCCTGATGGTTTGGCTTTTGAGGGAGCAGTTGGTGCAGGTCTTCTTTGAATAGAACTTTTCACTTTGGTCGAAACTTTAACCGTTGGGACGTTTAAAGTTTTATATTCAACCAACTCAATACTGTAATAAATATCATCATCTCCTTCACGATGTGTTGTCGTGAAGTTGTTGATTGCCATGGCTAGATCGATATCCATATCTGATATGATCAAGCGAACAATCATGTTTTTATCTTTCCACTTTTTAATAAGAGCCTTGCACTCCTGTGGTGTCCTAACCCCTCCATATCTTTTATAAAAAGGTGACCTTTCAGAGGGGAAGAAACTCTCAAGCGTTGTCGTTATCAAGCCTCTGTTCCCTAAAAGAAGTGCAGTTCCCACTTCCAACAAATTAATCTGCTGGTTATTTTGCATATCGGTAAAAACAATAGAAGCTGGATTTACTGATAGCTTTAAAAATTCCTGTCGGTTATTCACATTCAGTTCAATTATTCTTCTTTTCATGCAAATCTCCTCCCTATAAATTCTCAACAACTTCTAAAATCTTATCAGCAACTTCTTCAGCAATATCATCAATATCATCTTTTTCTTTGACTACGATACTGTCAGCAAGTTTCGCAATCGTAATGACTACTGATAAAGTCTTTCCACTAGAAGCTGGAGATATAGTGTTTCCATTAGTCATCGGTATATCTTTACCTACAGTAGGCAATTGGATACTGAATCCAGCCATCCTACTCATAATCTGACCTGCTAACTGACCAATCCAACCTGTATTTCTTTCAAGAGGCATAACCACTTCTTTACCAGCTTCACCAATGACCGCTGTTGTTGCCTCGTTGACAACACCACCTTTGGCAAGGTATGGGATTTGTCCTAAGTTTAATCCCCAGTGTTGACCACCAACACCTGGAACCCAGGCAGGGATATCAACTGAAATACTATTAATTGCTCTAATTGCTCCATTGATAATCGCAATGACTGCATTCATAGGAGCTTTACAAATTTCAGCAATTCCACCAAAGATTGATGCAAAGGCATTTACGACACCTTGCCAGCTTCCTGTCCAAATAGCACTGATCAGATCAAGTCCACCTTGAATCACCGAACTAATACCTGATATCGCATTCGTTACAACCTCACTAATGGCTGCGAATGTATCTGAAATAATAGGCGCTATCGCTACGATAACATCTGCAATCATTGAAAAAGCAGTTCCAAGTGGAGGTAATACAGTTGTGACTATGTTTCCGATTGTTGTAACGATAGTAGAAAAAATTGGCTGAACTGCAGGCAAGATACGAGCAATCGCTTGAATAATCTGATCAATTATCGGTGTTGCCTTGATTACTACATTTTGTATCGTAGTAACAATCGTTCCACCAAAAGCCATAATTGGTGGCAGCATCTGCTGAACTCCTAAAATAATTGATTGGATTGCAGGCGTCATCATTTTGAAGCCATTGATAAACGATGGCATGATTGAGGATATATATTGAATTCCTTTTCCAAGGCCTTCACCAAACTTTACCCCGAACTCCTGGACATAAGGCATCGCTTTATCAATCAAGCCGATAATGTTAGTAAAGACTGGTTTTAGTTGTTCAACGATATTCAATCCAAAATCTGCCACCCCTGACTTTAACTTACCAGTAATTGTAGATAATAACCCTGTACCAGTTGTAGCTAGTTTGGCTGCAGCACCTCCATAGAAGTCTTCTAAATCTTTGGAAACACCTTCAAATCCTTTTTGTTTAAATTCATCAGCCGATACTTTAAAGCCAAATTCCTTTAAACGTTCCATTTCTCCAAGCTTCGCATCGGCTAAGGCTTCCATAGCATCGCTGACTGATTTCGTTCCACCTGAAGCAGCCGCCATATCTTCTGCCAACCGAACCAAAGACATTGCTGACTTCGTGTTCCCCTGTGTAATCGCTACTGCACGACTTCCTGCTTGAATGACTTCGCCAGTTTCGAATGGTGTCGCATTGGCATTTTGTCTTAACTGCTCAGTAAATGTTTTTGCAGCTTCTTTTATCTGTGATTCACCATAGTCTTTATTGGTAGCTCCGATAAAATGTTCAATGCTGACTTGTTGATTTTCTAAAGTCATTCCTGATTTGACAGCAGCCCCAAGTGCAGCAGCTGTGCCTGTAGCTACTACTGTAACAGGAACAACTAATTTCTTACCTATTTGAGCCAAACTCTTCATAGCAGAAGATATACCACTAGCTGTTTTATTGACTGCTGTTATCGTTGCTTTGTAGGCTTTTTGGGTTACCGTCTTTAAAGCAAGCTTGATTGGAGACAATTTGCTGGTTATCATGTCCTTCAATAACACTGCTGGTCTTGCAACTGTTTTTGAAAGCCACTTTGTTTCTGCTTTGATTTTACTAGCCTTTGAAGTGAAGTTATCCTTGATTTTGACGATAGGGGAAACCACTTTATTTTTTAGATCATCAAACAATTTAATTGTAGATTTCAGTTTTGATAATGCATGATCTCTAATTTTAACAATCGGCGCAACTGCCATTGTTGATAGTTTTAACATCCTTTTATAAATACTATTTAACTTGATTAAAGCTGCATTATCTTCCAAATGAAACCTCGCTTTTAGGTTATTCTTAAATTCATTTGCTTTGGATTGCATGGCTCGAATTGATTTCATGGCTGATGTTGTCTCAATAGCTGGTTTATATTTATGATCCCATGCTTTTTTCAACTCATCTCTTGTTGACTTGACTTCGTCCTTGAAGGTCTTATGCTCGTCTTTTAACTTTTTAAGCGTTCCTATACCTTCATCTGAAATCTTAATCTTTTCAACAATTGCCATTCTTGCCACCTCCAATCTTAATCTGCGCTGCTTTTTGCATATCTTCTATTGCGACATCCATAGAAGCTTTATAAAAAAGTTTGTAGTAATTCGGCAATTCTACAAACTCCTCTATTTTCCACCCCAATTGAACATAATGATGTAGCAGATTAAAATCACCATTAGTTCGAATTAGTTTTTTAAGTTTTCTAATCCTTTGTCAACGACTGTAACTTTGTTTTTACTTAGTACACCTGATTTTTCCATGATGATCATTGCAGCTTCCGTAATTTCGTGTCGTTCAAACATTTCCATTACTTCCATAGGATGAACAATATCACCAGCTTCTTTTAAGGCTTGGCCTAATTTTTTCAATGATGGTTCAACTGAAGCAATATACATAGCATATTTATCTGCTCCGTTTGGATCATCACTTTCATATGCCAAGCAATCATTGATTTCAGCATCGGATAAAGTTCTGAATTTAATTTCCAACGGTTGCCCTTCACCATTTTCATCTTCTAGCTTTTCAAAAGAAGGGAAGCTTAAAGTGTATTGCACGAATGATTTTTTTCTTTTCATAGCTGCCGAAGCTTTCGCAGCAAATATTTCTAATATTGATTTCTTTTCCATATAAATCCTCCTTATCGTTTGATCGTATCTAAGTTAACTGCATCGCTTGGTGTAAAGCCTCCAGTTAATTCTTCTTCAATAAGCGCTCCTTTTTCGGCAACGAATAATGGAATATCATTCCACCATACATTATCGAATGACCAGCGTTCTTGTTGAGCATCCACTGCATCAGGGTCTGCTAACTTTGCAATTACTTGAGAACGTACATCCTTACCTTGAACATAATTTTTCATAACGTCATTGTAATTGCTGTATGTTTTGTTAATTGTGATTGAGATTTCTCCTTTGAGTCCTGTCATCTTGCTATCGATATCAATACCCATCTGAACTTCTTCTCGATTAGCTGATACTTTCGCTTCAATTTTCTTAAATTCGATAATTGGAACACCATCTACCCAAATTTCACCCCATGTACCTGAAAGGACTTTGTTTCCTCTTATACTCATCATCGTATCCTCCTATTCCTACATATTGATTTCCATTTTTAAATCTTCCATTGCATCAACAAACTTGATTGCTGCAGTTAAAAAAACCATACTTCCTGTATTGGCCTGTAAAATTTCAATATCACTCATAGCTTCAGTATCTTCTCCTTGACTTAATAAATAACTGCGTTGATCTTCAAGCGAAATTGCACAACTGTTATTGTAAGTGCGATCCAATACATCTCCTTCCATGCTTTTGAAATATGTAACAATCGCTGCTACGAGGTTTTGCTTATTGTCGTAATCATTAATAACCTTACCGACATACTTTTCTTCAAATGTAGTCTTGATATCTTGATAGACGGTATCTTTACTTTCAATAACCTTAATCTTTTTAAGATCTTCATTGTTCCCTGAAGTATAACTATTGATACCTCTTGCAATTTTGTATTTTTCTCCATCAAATAAAATAACTAGTTCACCTTTATTGACTAATTCTTCAGGATTGCTAGGAATGTCAGCTGAGATAATATCTGTTAGAACATAGTATGTTAAACTGCGGGATAAACTTAGTCCTGCAACAATACCTGCAATACGAGCACAATATTCAGCAGCTGTTAGCTTCACTTCATTTCCTGTGATTGTTGAAACAATATTCCCAGTTGTGAAATTAATAATCCCTTCGCAATCCGCAGCATGATTGGCAAGTACTGCTTTAAATGTTTTCTTGTTATTAGTTCTTTGCTCTTTAATCCATGAACTAATAACTGGAGTGCTTTCTTCATTTGCGGATGGGACAACTAAATAGTTCCATTTATAGTTTTCTAAAACTTTTAATGCCTTACTATAGTTGTTGTCTTCTTCTGGAATTACTGCAACCATGACTTTGTATGGTGCTCCATCAAAAATCAATTTCAAATAGCGATAGTTCTTCTCGCTCATTTTTTCAAATTCTACATCACTCAAACTTTTATAAATACTAAATGGAATCGCACCTGCAGTATTGTCTTTTAGAATGACTGCAACAACTCCACGTTCGCTTCGTTGAATAATAGATTGAGCTTTGCTTTTAAACTCAATCAAAATTTGTGGTAAATTCATAAAATTTAATCCTCCTGTACAAAGTTAATGTTTAGATTTTCTGCAAGTACACCTTGCTCGTTATAATCAATCGCAATCACATCTCTAAACCTCAATGTGAAAGTGTAATGTCCTATGTTGTCCACGATTTTAAAAGAACTGTTTTCAATTGTGATTGAGCGTTTGCCAATTTGAACATAAGGCAGAAAGTTTTGATCCATTGCTTCCATCCAATCATAGAAAGTATTGCTATCTGCTTTATCATTGATATAAGCAATATCTACAAACAACGCTCTATCTCTTAAATACTTTCCAAATAGCGCTGTACTGATTGGAATCAAAGAAACATGGAAATACTTATAAATTTGGTTTTCTTCAACACTTGAATCTGTTTTGCTGACATTTGTAAAAAATACATCAATGTTTTCCGCTTTTTTTAAAAGGCTGGTTATGGTTGTTTTAATTTCTGTAATCTTAATCATTTAGATCATGCTTATTTATAAAATCACTCAACCAGTCTCTTAAATAAGAAGGTAACTGTATTTTTAAAAGTTCAACTGATATCTCCATCATATGAGCTCCTTCAACAAAACCACCGCTTTTTGTTCTATGTCCATACTCGACAGGTTCAGCATACTCAACATTGTTATATACCTCGATGAAATAATTGTTCCCTCGTTTGACCAGTTCTCCGACAAACCAATTACCTTGAAGATGGCTCGTGTCGACTGGAGTAGCATCTGCAGTAGCAGTTTGAAGATCGGTTGCAACTTGAATAACCATCTTTTCAAACTCGCATGGATAATCGTGCGAAATAATCTTTGCAAGTTTCTTTTCAAATTCATCTAAACCTTCAATTACAATATCTGATTGACTCATGCTGTATTCTTACCCTCCAAGACTGGAAGCTCTGCATGACTTGGTAAAGTATATTGCTTTCCAGCTACCAATACATAGCGTGTGCCTTCGTGTATGCAAACGATCGTGTCATTCTTTTCAACATTTATTTTTGGATCATAAAACAACTTATAATCACTTTCGATTTTAACGTTTACATCATTCTTATTTGACTTGCCATTAGAAAAGCTAGACAAGGCGCATGGTATATCATCATATATTTTTTTGCCATCTAGGCCTTTATAAAAGACACTTTCGCCAGTCGGTAAAGTGTCTTTAAAAGGTCGATAAACGCTCATTTTATCATAATAAGTTAATGCTAGAATTTCAGTTTCACTCATCATTAGGATCTCTTGGAAGCCTCATTCTTTTAAAGTGGACTAATTGACATGAATAATCTTTCATAAAGTCAATTGCATTGTTATAGGCTGAAGCAGGATCTTTGTAGGTAATGCTTGTATCACCTCGACTTACACTGGCAACTTCCTTGTTATCGGTAGCAATAACTTTGTCAGCCATCAGCATTTCTTCAGTGATTTCTGCTACTACTGATTCCAGTGCTTCAGGTAAATCATTACGATTGCAATGCGCTAAAACCTTTAATCTAACACGGTTTGCATATCGTGCGATAATCGGTTCTAACTGTTCTTTTTGTTCATCACTAAGATTTCTTACCTTTGGATGCTCCAGAACTTCCTTCAGTATCCTTGTCATTTGTTCCATCTGTAGAGCCTCCTTTTTCAAGTTCATTAATCTTCTTTTTCAAAGAAGTGTTTTCTTCTGATAGTTTTTTGATTTCACCATCTTTTTTAGAAATTTCTTTTTTTAATTCTTCCAGTTCACTTCCAGGCTTTTCAGTGCCTAAACCAATTACTGTTCCTTTTGTTTCCATATCTTGTCCTCCTATTCAGAATCGTGTGAGCAATAAACTCCAGCTAATTTGTTTTCATAAACATGTGCATATAAGTTATTGTTTCGATAATCCCACTTATGAGAATCGCCATTCTGGTTTTCATCAGGTGAAAAATACTTGATCCATTGTTCCATTGCTGATACTGCAGCTGATTTTTCAATCACAACAAAGTTGACGTTTTTACCAGTTGTTGGTGTTTTCTTATAACCATACTCAGTTTTACCATCTGCCAATGTGATTTGAGTGTACATTCTAGATTGTGGCATTTTGATAATTGTTGAGAACTTATCTAAAATCTTTTTAGATTTGGTTGTATCCATATCTTCAATCAATGAAAGGTAAGAACCGACAATGAACAGGATACGTGATTCTTCAGGCACTTCATCGTTATCCATTTTGTCCGATGCTGCTCTTAATGCTTTAACAACAGCTGCTCCGTCAGCTAATTTTTCTTCTTTTACTGTAATACCAGTAGTTCCACAAATTTTAGCAATACGAGCTGCATCTGTTTCAGGAATAACCTTTGTACGAATGAATTCGCTTAATAGTTTAGATGCAGGCATTTCTAATGCTTCTTCGTTATCCATTCGGTCGATGTTTAACTCTTGAGAACGTTCTTTGTCATATTTGACTGTTTCCCAAGCAAATTTTGTTCCTCCTTTTGTATAACCCGATTTACGGTCATAGTCACCAAGTGCATCCATGTCAATTTTTGCAACCTTGATTTCACCATGTGCTCCTTTTAAAACAGTGGTTTCATCACCTTCAAGGATAGAAGTCTTAGCTTCCTGTTTATAAAGTTCATCCATCAAAGGTGCAAATAAAGTAGCATAATCAATTACATTTTCCATTTTTCTTTCCTCCTATTACTTAATTCCCATATACTTTCTGATTTTATTTTGTTTATCCTGCATATCATTGATTGCGGCATTTGAATGAAGTCCTTCAGGTGTCTTACCTTTTAACTTCTCTTTAATTCCATTTTCAAGACACTCACTATAAGTTTTAATAATATGATCCAACGATGCTTCCGCAGTCTCTTTTGTTGAATAGTTAATAATATCTGCCAATTTTACTGGTAAACCAGCTTCATCTAATTTTTTGATTGCATCGTTTTTAGAATTGTTGACCATAATCTCATGTTCCAACGTCTGAATCTTCTTGTCTTTTTCAGCATCTTCTTCTGCTTTTAATTCTTCAGGCGTCAAGGATGCTTTTCTTTCTTTTTCAGCCTGTGCTTTTTTATATTCTTCAATAGCATCTGCTTTCGCTTTTTCAATGGCTGCATCCATATCTTCCTTTGATAAAGCGCCTTCTTGAGCCTCATCCTCCTTTGGTTCTTCAGCAGTTGGTTCTGCTTCAACTGTTGTTTCTACCTCCGATGGTTCTTCATCACTCTTTTTGCCAAAAACAACTTCTTTGATTTTTTCTCCGATTGTTTTTTCTTGTTTTGTTTCTTGAGCTTCTTCCATTTTGTTTTCCTCCTTTAACCACTCTCTATAACAAAGCCTTATTTCGCTTTATTACCATTTTTAACAAATCTTTCTTTCCATTTTTGATAGTTGATATTCTTATCCAATGGAACGACATTTCGTTCTTGATCAAAAATACTCATTGCATGAACTGCGATTACTCGGCATTTGCAATTCGGATGCATTGGTGGACAATTGACACCAACTGTTGCATCTTCGATTTTGAACTTTTTACCATTCAATGGTTTACATTTCGGACATCCAGCGCCTCGGTACATATATTCATCAATCTTCATTTTTTTATATGACATCAATTGCGCTTGTTGAGCAAAATACTTTGCTTCTGTTCTAACCACACGCTCCGTTACATATTTACCTTTACCTAGAACATCATCAATTCGCTTTGTCATCTTTTGAATAGAACTTCCATCCACGAATCCTGTTGCCAGTTCTTTTCTTAAGGTTTCGGTCAATTTGTCAATGTTATCCCAAATCGTTTTAGAATAAACTTTTGTTGACCATGGGTATTCAAGAACACTTTTAACAAGTTGAGGATTAAATCTTGCCACGTTAAATCCCAAGCCGACTGTTTTTTGAACAGAATAGAAACCCCGATAATAGTTGTTGACAAGTACGATGCCAAGATGCTTTTTAATACTTCTTGTTGTTTTATTGGCTAAAGTCATCATTTCTTTATCAATCTGCGAAAGCAGTTCTTCCTTTCTCGAAATGCTGGTCTTAGCTGATAAAGTATTTAATTCCATTAACATCTTTGTTCCATCAGCTTCTTTTTCTATTTGTTCAATGTATTCTTCAATACTTTTTTTCCATTTAGTAAATTCTTTGCTGCTTAGTAGCCCTTTTGCTTCCTCGATAGATATTTCATTGTTATCGGCAAATCGAATCAAGGATCGTTGAATATCTGCTTTTAATCGTTCAGCTGCTTCATCATAGACATCCAGTAGGTCTTCTACAATGTCATCTATTTCTTCTAGCTCATCCAATAGACAATCTTTAGCAATTGCTAACTGTTTTTCTTTTTCAGTCTTATTCATCCAATTCATCCTCGCTTAGCTTAAATGCTTTGACTAGATTTTGATAAACACCTTGCTTGACCTCTTCATCTTCATTTTCTTCTTTGATATTTTCCAATTCTTCTTGAACATTTTCGATATCGTCCAACTTAGAAAGTAGTGTTTGATGAGAAATGAACGGTGAAATCATTTGAGCAATTTGAGCGTTCTCTAGCTTGTTTTGAGGTCGATTTCGATTAAATACGACATTGATATCTCGATAGTCATAATTGCCGCCGAATAAATTCAAAATATTGGTAATCAATTCGATCCTTCTTTGTAGCGATTTTTTAAATTTTCTTTCCTTGATTGCAACAACTTGATCCATTGACCACATCTTGTAAGAAATAGCCACACCTGAAAGATTAGATGCAAAAGCATTATCTGTCATATTCGGAACTGAACTAAACAAATGCATGTCACTTACTAGGCGGTTCTTATAGTTTTCTAAAGCTGTATCATTAATTTCTTTTAACATCCAAGATACATCACCACCATCGTCAAGAATGATTGCTCCTTTTTTACGCATTTCTTGAATGTCGGTTGTTGTTACATCTCCAAGCTTAGAAATCTTCATCAACGCCTCATCGTTATATTGGAATAAATTTGCTGTATTCGATTGGACTGTGTTATAGGCATCCACAATACTGATGATGCCTTCAAAATCACCAATTCGCTCTTCATTGTTGACAAACTCAACTACTGGAACATCTTTCCAGTAATGATCAACAATATCTTTCAACTGTAAGCTTCCACCAGCTCTTGACTCAAAATACCAGGTGCTTTCACTTGTGCTGAATTCCAACTTCAATATTTCGACCTTTCGCTTGGTATATGAACGAATAATACGAATAAAACCTAAATAGTTATCTTCGCCACCTGAATCACGAATCAAGATACCTTCGTTCGCTGGCACTTTGGTAAAACGAATATTGGCATCTTCGTCAATATATAAAATTTCAAAGCAATCGCCATGAATGGATGCTTTTTTAGCAATTTCTGTGTTTTCGTCCTGTTCATCGTTGTATTCAAGTACATTCTGTATTTTTTCCATATACTCATCATTCTGTGAGTTGTATTTGATAGGATCTCCAACAAAATAACCAACCATGCTATCAGTAATGTACTTACACATGTTGTTGACAATCTTATTATTGGGATCGTTTGCGTTGTATTTTTGCTTGTACACGATTTTATGCTTCCCAGCATAATAGTTATCAAGAGTCCTATATGTACTGTTTAAATATCGGTTTTCCATATAGATTCTTTTGATATCATTTTCATCCAAAGAGTTAAAACTCTCTTTATCCATATAAATTACTGCCATTTTCTATCCTCCAAAAAGTGAACGGTCTAATATTCTGAATCTCTTTCCTTTTTTAGCAATCGTTCGTGCCATTTCCAATGCATCAGGTGCATCATCATGGCTTGCCATAGGGAAATGCTTAAGCTGTTCTAAAAGCAATTTATGTCTACGATTGAACTTGATGTATTTATTCTTGATGTCAGGTTGCAGCGATTGAATACGCAGCACCTTGTCACCAGTTGAATTGATTTCTTCGATTGGCAAGTAAAGACCTGCTTTGGCAGAAGCTTTGGAAATTTCCTCTTTTAAGAACCATTGGAACTGTACAGTTTCACAGCCAAGTTTTTTAAAGCCTTTGCCATAAGTTTTTCTAAGCCATCTTTCTTTTTCGAGCACATCGTTAATGATGCGATCAGGATGTCTACGCATCACATCGGCATCAATTACATACATATATCCAGTTGCCTTTTGTTTGGCGATAGTGATAATGGCTGAATAGTCTGATTTCTTATTCTTACCAAGCGATGGATCTACTGCTCCATAGAATTCAAAATCCTTCGAATTAAAGTTCATTTCAAATTCGTTGTAGTAATCAAACCATTCTTCCTGGAATAAGCAATCATCAGGACTGATTGGTTCATTCTGTAATTCTGAATTGAATGATGCATCGCCTTCAGATACCTTGATGCACATAAGGTTGTAATAGGACAGTTTGTCTTCCCATAATACTTTTGTGCCTTCCAGCATTTCTTTTTTATGTTGTTCAAAAAAGTACAAAGCTTTTTCTTCATGTTCAGGTTCATCAAGGTCGGTATATATCTTTTCCCATTCATCCCATAGATTGACTGCAGTGGAAAAAGAAAGGACTGCTTGATATTTAATGCTTTTATAGCTTGGATTTTTTAAGACGTTTGCAAGCAACGAATCATAATGAAGCATTGTTCCAATATAAATAATATCGGTGTAATCATCACCAGCTTTCGATACTGCCTTATAAAACCAGTCGGATAGTTTCTTTCGCTGATCAACCGTTCTTACATTTTCATCATTCTCAATATCATCAAGAACCAATAAATCAGGCCTCCAATTCTTGTGCTTTCTACCACGAATCTTTTTGCCTGAACCAATAGCTTCAATTTTGATGTTTGTCTTTGTTAATAAAACGTTAGATCGCCATACCTTACCATCTAGTTTCCCAAAATCTTCGATGATATGTTCATTTTCTTCCATCTCGGTTTTAATAGAATCTAAGAAACTCTCAGCCTGTTCTGAACTATCGGACAAGATAATGATGTAGTGCTTATACTCATATAACGCTGCATGAAGTGATCCTTTGAATGTAAGGTTGGTTGATTTAGCATGACCACGAGGGGCAGCAATCGCTCTTTTACAGCCTGGCATTCTGCTTATCTTCTTTTGAACGCTTTTTGAAAGTGGTACTTCGTCTTTCATAACGCCATGTTTCCAAATATTGTCGAGCTCTTCATGAAAGTGGGGAGACTTCCTGACAAAGTAATGAGGGAGGTAGGCTCTTCCAAAAAATTCCATATCAAACGAAGCTAATTTTTTTCGTATACCATTCTTGCCAGTTAAAGGAGCTCCTCTTTCAAAATCATCAAGAAGTTGTTTTCTTAAAAGGTTGTTGTCCTTTTTTAAAAACTCTTTTAAAAGGTCGTTCAAATAAACTTTATATTCTTGCGTATCATATGCTTCGCTATCGGCTATTTGATTTTCAGCTTCTAAAATTCCATCCAAAAGCATGTCTAAACTTCTTTTTTTGAGTCTTGCCATCCTATCATCTCCTTTCGTTGTATAAAAAAAGCCCATCAAATCATATAAAATGATTTGTATGGGCGCTTTTCATTTGCCAAGTCTTGTTTACATCTCTATTTAATTCTATACTTCAATT